AGACAGGATATTGAATCCGGCGAATATATTTTTGTGAAGGTAAATTTAACTGACAAAAAAAGAAGGGTCCCGTTTGCCCTGCAGATGTATGAAGCGGACTGGCTAACAGATATAAACACATCAAACATACCTAATGCCAACACCCTTTCATCCGGGACCGCGTTTATGGGCAATGGAAATGTTTTTAGCCAGGGCATTGAATATGAGAAAAACACTGGAAGGGTAGTTGCCTACCATTTTACCGATCCTGATTCATGGGGCAAGACAAAGAGGATCCCGGCAGAACTGGTTATTCACGGTTTTGATACATTAAGGCCGGGTCAGTTGAGGGGGATATCTCCATTTGTATCCGCGGTGCTGGTCGCACATGATCTTAATGATTACATGGATGCAGAAATGGACACCGCCAAAATGGCAGCCAAGTACCTGGCAATTGTTGAGACAAATGATCCATATACTTTTCAAAATGCCAGGGCAACTATAGACACTGAGACAAACAAAAAAATTGAAGAGCTTGAGAACGCGATAATTGAGTATCTCCGTCCGGGTGAGAAGATAAATTTTGCTCAGCATAACCGACCGGGTGACTCTTTTACACCTTTTGTAAGCCTGATCCTGCACATGATGTCTGTGTCAACAGGAATTCCCTATGAGCTTCTAAGTGGTGATTACAGTGGAATAAGTTATTCAAATCTTAAAGGGATCAGGAACGATTTTGCCCAGCACCTGATACCCATTTCAAAAAGGCATGTTCTGCATTGCTGCCATCCGATACGAAACGCCTGGATGGAAAGCGCTATTTTGTCAGGAAGACTGCCATTCAGGGATTATTTTTCAAATCCTTATCATTGGCAAGCCTGCGTGTGGCAGCTTCCCGGTATGGAAAACATAGATCCATTGAGAGAAACAAAGGCAAATGTTGAACAGGTAAAGTACCTGCTGCGATCTCCGCAGGAGATATGCGCGGCCAGAGGCAGGGACTATGAGGAGGTTCTCGATGAACTGGAAGAAGCGAAAAACATGGCTGAAGACAGGGGACTTACAACTGAGGAAGTGTCAACAGCACTTGCAAATAATCCTGACAAATTAGGAGCAGGCGAAAATGAAGAAGAGACAAAGAAAAAAGACAGGAAGGTTGTATCAATACAGAGATAAATCTGATGAGAGACTGAATTATCGATCGCTTAGTCTTCAGGCGGAAAAACCTGAAAGCCTGAATGAAGAAGAGCGCTCCGTTGCAGTTATTGCTGCAACGGAAAACCCGGTTGAAGTATTTGATTTTGAACGCTGGGAGATTGTTCCGGAGATTCTTTTAATGTCAGGCTGTCAGCTTCCAAAATCAAGACAAATCCCGCTTCTTGACACTCACCAGAAATTTTCAACAGGTGACGTTATAGGCTCATGCCGCAAATTGCAGGTTGATAATAATGAGCTGGGTGGAAGAGCTTTTTTCTCATCAGTAGAAAAGGCAGATGATTCCTGGATTAAGACACGTGAGGGACACCTTACGGATTATTCCATAGGATACAGGGTGTTTGAGTCGGTATGGGTTCCGGAAGGTGAAAGCGCGGTAATCCAAGGCAGAAAATTCAATGGCCCTGTCAAAATAGCAAAACGGTGGAAGCCGCGTGAGCTTAGCGTTTGCCCTGTTGGAGCGGACGATATGGCAAAAGCACGAGCAGAAGAAAATCACAACATAATTAATAAAAACGAGGAGGAAAACAAAATGAATGAAAGATTAAGAAAGTTTTTAGAAAGCCGGGGACTGGCAAAAGATGCAGCGGAAGATCAGGCATGGGAATACCTGGCTAAACTGAAATTACCTGAAAACACAGGAAGATCCGACCCTCCGGCAACAGATCCGCCGAATAAATTACCCGATGAAAACCAGATCAGAGAGGAGGCAGTCAGGGCAGAGCAGGAACGATATGTTGAAATTACGGCTATGGGAGAAAGGTTTGACTGTGGAGAGCTTGCCCAATCTCTTGTAAAGGGAGGTAAAACAATAGAAGAAGCAAGACAGGCAGTTCTTGAACATGTCCGGAAAACAAAATATCTTTCCACAGAAAATGGGGCCGGGCACAGAACACCTATTGAGGTTGGAACTGACGAGAGGGATAAATTCCGTTCGGCTGCCCAGGATGCTTTAAGTATCAGGGGCGGATTTAAGATTGAAAAACCAGCTTCAGGAGCAGAGGATCTAACGGGACACTCTATGGTTGAGCTTGCGAGGCATGCGCTTCGCATTGCCAACAGACCAACAGGAGGCAACTCAATGGAGATGATGGGCCGTGCGCTTACCACATCCGATTTCCCTCTAATACTTGCCGACGTTGCCCATAAAGCTCTTTTTATTGGATTTAATGAGGCAGAGGAAACCTGGCCGGAATGGTGCGGTGTTGGAAGCGTTTCAGACTTCAAAACACACAATTCATTAAGGGCGAGCGAGCTTGATGACCTTGATGAAATCGGGCAGGAAGAAGAATATAAATACGGGAAAAGAAGTGAGGCCCGAGAGCAGTATCAGGTTGTAACTTTCGGAAAGCTCTTCGCGATATCCAGACAGTCTCTGATAAATGATGATCTGAACGCTCTTTCTAATGTTCCAAAAGGCCATGGTGAATCAGCAGCAAGAAAGGTCGGAGATGTGGTTTATGCTGTTATTACCGCAAATTCAGCAATGGGTGACAATATAGCCCTTTTTCACGCCGATCATGTCAATCTCGCTTCATCGGGGGGAGCACCAGCCATTATAACAATCGGAGCTGCCGTTCAGGCAATGAAATTGCAGAAGGACATAGGAGGTAAACGCAGGCTTAATATCCGTCCTAAATTCTTTATTGCCCCTGTTGCTCACGAAACATCAGGCGAGCAGCTTTTTAAGAGCCAGCTCGAAGGATTACAGGCAAAGCCTAATCTTATTAACCCCTATTCAGGATCTTATTTTATTAGGGTATATGAGCCAAGGCTTGATGATGATTCATCCAGCGCATGGTATATTGCTGCTGACAAGGGAAAAACCGTGATTGTGTACTTCCTGAATGGAGTTCAGAAACCGTATCTTGAGACAAAACAAGGATGGTCGGTTGATGGAGTTGAGTACAAAGTCAGAATTGATGCAGGCGCAAAGGCAATGGACTGGAGAGGGATGTATAAAAACCCGGGCGCGTAAAACAATTTAAACAATAATTTTCAGTGCCGGGTTATTAAAAGTAACCCGGCTTACATATTATGTTAGAGAAGGAGGAATAAAAAAATGAAGAATTTAATCCAGGATGGGAAATCGCTTAAGCTAACCATTGCTGCCGGCGGAAGTTCAGGAGATCCGATAATGGTAGGGAACATTAAAGGAGTTCTTTCGGTTAATATAGCAGCCGGTGAAGCAGGTGCGGTTATGACAGAAGGTGTATTCGATTTATCAGTTGAAGCTGTTAATGATGATGGCAATTCGGCTGTAGCTGTTGGAGATCAGCTCTTTTACAACGGTTCTGACACCCCTGTTTTAACAAAAAAGAATTCAGGGAGTTTTTTTGGTCTTGCCCTTGAAGCGATCACTTCCGGTGAAACTGATACAATAAATGTGTTTGTTCCACGCGGCATGGGTCCAGGAACGGTAGATATTCTTGCAGACACCATTGGAGCATCTGAGATTAAAAATGACGCGGTAAGCCTGGAACATCTTGATGATGGCGTCCTGCCCAGTCATGTTATTAAATTTGCTGGGACTGCCACAACAGCGGGCGGAGCCGCAGCTGAAGATATTGCGGTTGTTGGAGCTCTGGCAAATGATGTTGCAATTGTTACTATTAAGGACAATGGCACTAACAATGTAACATTGCTTCAAAGTGTTGCTGCAACTGACAAGATCACCTGCACGTTCAGCGCAGATCCAGGCAATGATGCAATTATAAACTATATGATTCTCAGGGCTGCTGCATAATGACCTTCAAATCACAGCTTGAGGATGATCTTGACGTTTTATTTAATACTGATGAGTTTGCACATTTAGCAACTTATACGGATAAAGATAACGTCTCAACACCAAATACCCCTGTTCTGTTCTCACAGGACAGGGGTTTTGATGATGACAGGTGGGATGTGGTTATCGGTGAAATGGCTGTGATAGAGGTGAAAAACAGTGACGTTCCGGATCCAAAACCAAATGAAACTTTTGCTTTAAACGGAGAGACCTGGGAAATTATAAGGATTTTAAGTGGAGACGGGTTTGTATGGTCGCTTGGGTGTAAAAAAAATATTATTCCGTATTGATAACAGCAGGAAAAATATATGCTGGAGTTAGATTTCAAATTTGATCTAAAGGCGGTTAGTGATACCACAAAAGAACTTATGGTTCTTCCCGGGATATTTACTCGAGGCAGAATAAGCGCCCTTAAAGCTGTCGGGTATTATGTACAGCAGAGAATGAAATATGTTGACACCTCACCGGTGCTGAATCCGCTTACACTCCGCCTGAGAAAGGCTGTAGACAGGTTCGGAAACAGAAAAACCTGGAAAAACTACAAACTGGTCTGGAAAGGCGAGAAGGGTAAAAAGAAAAGGGTCAGGGAATACAGAGCAATGGTTACAGGAACTACGAGCAATGCTGATGCTCTCGCAAGGATAAAAAATGCCATGCGATATGAAGTGGATCCTGAAGGCACTAAGGTGAGAATCGGCGCTGTAAGACGGGAG